AGGAATCCGAGGAACAACTCTTAGAGATGCGAAAAAGCTGGGACTTGTACCGAGCGTTACTACCATTATCTCGGTGGCAGCAAAGCCTGGACTCCAAAACTGGCTTCAGCAGCAGGCTATATTGGCAGCCTTAACACTACCACGCAAAGAAAACGAATCAGAAGAAGATTATTTAGCTAGAGTTTTAAACGATTCAAAAGCCCAAGGCAGAGAAGCTGCGGATCGTGGCACATACATTCATGGAGTGCTTGAGTCATTCTTTGATGGAATGTTGCTAGAAGCTGTGCCTGAATATTGCCGTAATACCGAAAAGGAACTAAAGGTAGCTTTTGGTAACCGCTTATGGATTCCAGAGAAATCAGGCAGTCATGAGCTTGGATTTGGTGGAAAAGTTGATTTATGCGCTAATGGCGATAAAGTTAAAGGCATACCGCCAGTAGTTGTAGATTTTAAGACTAAAGAAACCCCCTTGGAAAAAGTTGTTCCATACGAAGATCATATCATGCAGTTGGCTGCTTATCGTGAATTATTAGGTATGGCAGATGCTAGATGCGCTATTGTGTTTGTAAATGGCCTGACAAATGATGTAAAACTGTGTGAGATTGAAGAACAAGACTTGCAAAAAGGTTTAAAATGTTTCTTCCATCTATTGCGGTACTATCAGATTAAATCTGGTCTATGAATTCAAGGGGCAGGGTTAAGGTTTCCCCCGACCATTTACACTTCCGTGAGTGTCCTGCCCCACCTACTTATTAATAAGTCCTTAAGTAGCTTAAAGCCTTATTAATGAGTCATTTAACATACTTTTTTCTGATTAACATTGTGTGTGTTAATACTTTTTTTTACAAAATTTCCCGTTCGGTAACTTTTTTCTACTTTTGCACATTTTTTCATCAATTCTTCCCGTTCGGGAAACTTTTTCATACTTATAAGTATTAATTTTTTAGTGATATTGCTACCTATAAGCACAAATGTTGTATTTATGCAAAACAACAAAAATAATTTTGATTTTTTGAAAAAACAAGAATAAAGTTATTACATCAACACTTGATCGGGGGATTAAATGAAAAAAGCACCATTTTTAGCACAAATATACCTAGGCGATACGCTTATTGATATACATGGTTATGGTCGTAAGCAAATTGAAGAAATTTACATTGCAGATACTGACATTGAAATTAGCGAGATGATTCATTCATTAAATTGGGATGAATTTGAGAAAAAATCTGACGAAGCAATTTACTACGCATCAATTTAAGGGGGATATATGAAAAAAATAATTGAATGGATTGGCGTAATTATTCTTGGGATCATTCTTGGCCTAATGTTTGGATGGGGGTTTTAATGAACAATGAACCAGTAGCGTGGATGCAAGTTCACCATGAAGATGGCAAACCTACAAAATTTAGTAAAGTACAAACATGGGAAGATGATATTCCACTCTACACCCATCCAGCAAAGACACTAACAGATGAGGAAATAGATTTGATTGCTGGCATGGTTCCAACAATACCGACAGGATGGGATTTGATTGAATTTGCTAGAGCAATACTAAGAAAGGCTAATGAGAAATGAGTGAAAATAAAATGTGGGACAAACTATTTAATCAAAAACTTAAAGAAGTAATGCTCCCATCAAACAAATACCATTTTTACGCAACACTTTCGCCAACTGCAAATGGGTTTTGTGCAAGGGAATTGATTGCAGAGGAATATTATCAACAACAATCTGAAATAGAATCGTTAAAAAATAAAACATTAACCGAAGACGAAATAAAAGAATGTGCCGATAGTGTTTGCCATGCTTGGAAAAAGAATGGTGTTGGTGAGCTTTACATGGAAGATTTTGCTAGAGCAATATTAAGAAAGGCACAAGAGAATGGCTGATTATTTAATTATTGCAATTCGTTTATTGGCTTTGCTAATTGCTGTGATGTGTATAGCTTTGATAATAGAGTGCAAAGATATATGAGAGATATGCAAACCGACTTAGAAGTGGTTGCAGTACAAAAGTCTAGGATTGATTGGCATCCATCTTGCGCTTATCCAGCAATCTATACGCAACATGGTTGGAAGAACCCTAAAACTGGAGAAGTGAAGTGGGAAAAAGTAACCATTGAACCATTAAAGGAACAAGACAAATGAAAGTATATGTTGTTTGTGCGTGGTATGCTTACGAAGGAAATGGTGACCCACAAAAAGCCTTCGATTCAGCAGAAAAAGCAAAAGAGTATATAGCCACTAAATCATTGGAATGGTGTGATGGCTACGACTATTATGAGTTGGAGGTAGAATGAACGCAATTAAGCTCAAAGGTTTTATAACGTATAACATCGGTGGCGGGTATTGCTGGGTCCGTATTGGCAATTTAAAAATTGAATGGATGGTACAAAAATGACCACCTTCACCACACAAGACCGGCAAGATGCGCAACGTGCCACGTTTAAATGTACCTGTGGACATGCAATTGGGCACCCATTGGTTCCAAAATGCACTTGCAAAAAAGTGTTGCCATTGACTGACGAGCAAATTAGAGACATTTGGTACAGACATCCTGAGTTTAAAGATGGATTGGGTGTCGAACCAATTGAGTTCGCCCGCGCCATCGAACGAGCCCACGGAATAGGAGAATAGGTTATGTGGCTTTTAATTACTTTTGTTTATTATGTAGGTATTATGGACGGTAGAACAGCATCAGTTAATCATGCCCAATTTGGTAATGAAGCAAACTGCGTAGCCGCTGGAAAAGCGTTTGTTAATATGGCGAATAACAACACGTACACCGCTAAATTTATTTGTGTGAAACAATGAGCTTCACCATCTACCAAGCAGACGGGCTCAAAGTCATCCAGTGGTTTCCAACCATCGACGCCCTTATTGCCAGCATGCTGGCCAACCCTAACGATACATATTGGAGAAATGTATGAACGAACAAGACGCCAAACAATTATACAACCACGTCATGCACAACGCACTGGTCTACGGCCAAGGCTTCTTGCGCTTTACAGCAGACGGCAAGTGTGAGGTGGTAGACCCCAGCCAATACAAAGAGCTGGCCGAGGCATTACTGTGGGCAGAAGAGAATCAGGTGAAACTATGAAAACCAAAATATACGTATGGTGGATTAAGCTGCAAGCAAACCGCATGCCTTGGACTAAGCTGTATAAGTATAGAGTGCGTGAGTGGGAGCGCATGAAAGACACCAATAAGTTTCTTAACGGATTTTGGTGCGCAGATCATAAAGGCAATCTCGAACGAAAAACAGATTGGGAAACTATAAAACAAATGGTAAAGGAGTTAGAATGAGCAAACTAAAAGTAATTAAACCAGCAGTAAAAGAAAAAAGCGGCAAAGTCATCTCAGACACCGACGCATTTAGCCACACCGAGATTGAGAAGAAAGCGGGCCGCAAGAAGAACGAAGACAAGCGCGGCTTCTTGCTATCAAACGGCACCTTTGCAAACCGCAAGGAAGCTGCCAAGGTGGCCAAAGCGGCCGGTGAGGTCAAAGACCCGGGCAAGAAGCTACACAGCCACGAACTACGCGCCGGTCTCAAAATCAAAAAAGCCAAGGAGCCAAAATGAAAGCATTTCCAGCATCAAGCAGATATAACGATGAATTCAATGGTATGGATTTGCGGGATTACTTTGCAGCTAAAGCTATGCAAGGGTCTATAGCATTTGGTGGTTTTCATGATGATGAAACCGCATTTGCAAAATGGTGCTATGAAACGGCTGATGCAATGATGGAGGCTCGCAAATGACAACACGCGACGGTGGTAAGGGTGACACCCCACGCCCGCTCAGTGTCGACAAGGAAACCTTTGACAAACGCTGGGATGACATCTTCAACAAGTCTAAGCCAGATGAGAATGAGACGCAATTACACATTGAGGCTGACAACGACCACATAGAAATACTGGCAACCATACCCTTTGGACGATGATGAAGAAGAAATACGACTACTACAAGCTGGACGTTGGTTTCTATCCTGACGTGATTAAGTTGTGCTTTGACGACAAGGTATTCCAGCAGATCCTCAAAGACCACAACGTCTCGCTCAAAGCCAACGCGCTAGACTACGGCATTGCGGAGACGCACGTGATTGGCGACGGCAAGGACGCGATCATCGTGCTCGTCTTCGACATGAGCCTAGTCAACGACGACATCAGCGAGCTGGTGGACACGATCGCCCATGAGCTGTGCCACGCGGTAGACAGCTTGGCCGAGCACATTGGTGAGGACGATGGCTTTGTTGGTGAGACCAGAGCCTACCTCACAGGCCACCTAGCCAAGCAGGTATTTAAAATTTGCATGCACGAAAAGGAAAAGTATGCTAGAAAAACAAGTAGAGCAAAGACTAAACAAACTAGTCAAACAAAACGGGGGAATGAGCCTCAAATTCATATCGAGTATCTCGGGCGTTCCGGATCGCATAGTCTTACTGAACTCCAAAGTATTATTCGTGGAGCTGAAGACGACGAGCGGCAGGATCAGCAAGCGCCAAGAGATAGTGTTTGACCAATTCGGCGAGCAAGGCCACCCAGTACACATACTTAGAACATACGACGACATAGAGGATTTTATTTGTGAAGCGCTCCGACCTGCACCAGTACCAGCAGCATCTTATCAATTTGTCCCGTACGGTCCCGAACATGGGACTTTTTCTGCCACCGGGACTGGGGAAGACGACGACAACACTCACCATCATTGCGGAACAGTTTCAGGGGAAGACCTTGATCATCGCGCCAAAAAGGGTGGCGGAAACCGTGTGGGACGCAGAGGTAAAGAAGTGGGACCACCTGTCGCACCTCAAAGTAGCCAAGATCATGGGCAGCCCGACGCAGAGATCGTCCGCCTTGAATTCGGAAGCAGACATCTATCTGATAAACCTTGAGAACGTAGCGTGGCTATGCGAGGCTGCAAATATGTTAGTGTTCACTAACTTAGTGATTGATGAGTCCAGCCGGTTTAAGGATCCCAGCACCAAGCGCTTTAAGGCGCTTAAAAAGCATTTAAAGGGCTTCTCACGGCGTATTATCCTCACTGGTACACCTACCCCTCAGGGTATCGCTGATCTCTGGTCACAGGTAGGCATATTAGACTTAGGCGAGCGCTTGGAGACATCGCTCACCCGCTTTCGTGACAAGTACATGCTGCCGGATCAGATTAACAGGCACACGCACGTGGTGTACAGCTGGAAGCTCAAGCTGGGCGCAGACATGCAGATCCAAGAAAAGATTTCAGACATCTGCTACTCGCTCAAGGCGGAAGACTACCTAGAGCTGCCCGAATGCACTAAGCTATACCACTCTATTCAATTAGATAAAAACGTAAAGGCAAAGTATGACGAACTTAGAAAAGAGATGGTCGTTGACATCAAGAAAGAAAAAATCACAGCTCCGACAGCGGCGGCACTGGCGAACAAGCTACTGCAATTCACATCAGGAGCGGTTTACAACGAAGAGGGAGACACACAAGAAGTACACCGCGCTAAACTGGAACGTCTTGAGTCGATCATGGAAGAATCTTCAAGTCCCACGCTTGTCTTCTATCATTTCAAGCATTCGCTCCAACGAATACGTCTTCAGTTCCCAGAGGCGGTGGTGCTGGACGATGACAACATTGCGGCGTGGCGTCGTGGCGAGATTCGTATGCTCCTTGCCCACCCGCAAAGCGGCGGAATCGGGCTTAATCTACAGTGCAACGTTGGAGACACAGCACAAACGGTCTGGTTCGATCTACCATGGAGCTCAGAGAACTACATCCAAGCGAATGCTAGGATCTACCGCCAAGGGCAAACGAAGCCGGTTATCATACACCACCTAACGGCGCATAATACCATCGACCAGCACGTGGTAAAGGTGCTCGAAGGCAAAATAAATTTGCAAGAAGCCCTGTTAGACGACCTAAATTGCGTATTAGTGTAGCTATGAAGAAAACATTTACCCGACACAAAGTAAGCGCTGCGACTCCGAGGCTGTCCGACGAGGAGCTAGACCCAATCGAACAAGACGACGGGGACGGTATTTCTACTGAGTTGGTAGAGGCCTACCTACCCTGGAGTGCTGAGGACGTGGCAGACATTAAGCGCCTCATCAACACCAAGGTCCCGCCGAAGGAGCGTGAAGTAATGACTGCTTTTTTGGAGGGCCTAAACCACGTCGACTTGGACATAACGGAGAAGTACTGGCGCTATCACTTTAACAAGGGTGTGGAGTTTATTAAAAAGGAACTGAAGCTATGACGACGTTTATTGTAGAGCATTTACACAACGGTCACGCAATGTTTGACACGGTTCAAGGCGTGGAAGACATTGACCCCACTATGTTTAAAAACATTCAGACACTGTGGGTATGTGACACACCAGAAGAAATTGAAGCGGTTGAAAACGAACTAAGGAGAAAGCATGCAAGATCCGGTCAATCATCCTAAGCACTACACAGAGCACCCATCAGGCATTGAGTGCATTCAGATCACTGAGCACATGAGTTTTAATCTTGGCAACGCGCTCAAGTACATCTGGCGCTGTGACTTAAAGAAGGACGCAGTAGAGGACTTACGCAAGGCAATGTGGTACATCCAGCGTGAGATTGAAAAGCGAGTCAACCCAAAAGAAGTTCGCAAGGACTCGATACAACACTACACAGGCAGCTTTACAAACGCACCTAACACTGGCACAGGAGATTGTGGAAAATGAAGATTGAAATTGACGACGACTTTGCAGACGAGCTCATTGGTAAAAGTCTTATTGACAGCTATGTCAGCATAAGTGAGAGCTTAAAGCAGTCCAACAAATGGCATGAAGATGACGTTGAAGCATGGAAAGAACTCCTTCCTGCGTTGATTATTGTTGGTAGATGGTACTGTTTTGATTTTGAGGGCAAAGTAAAGGCTGCCAGAAAGAAAAAGAAATGAACACACGAATTGATTTAGAGTCCGCCATCATGACGGCGTGGCAAACAGCCGACGACATTGAATTGCTGTTTAAGCACTACGGAGACCATCCAACACCAATGACCGAGGACGATGTATTAAATGCACTGCTCGGTATCAAGGCACTTCATGAGATGCGTATGGAGAAGTTGATGGACACATACTGTCAAAAGTTTGAGTTAAACCAGTATTGTGTTGATCCAGAAAAATTAGCAGCAAGAGAAAGACTGATGTATCCCGATTTTCCAATTAAACAAAAAGGTAAAAAGAAATGACAGACGAAGTAAAACAACCGGACCCATTAGATGATGTAGTAGTAACATTAGAGTACACTATTCGTGAAATCAACGCAATGCTAGTTACACTATCTAAAGCCCCGTACGAGTACGCATACGGCCCAATTAACTCGATCCACGCACAAGTTGGCCCTCAGTTTCAAAAGGCCAAGGCCAGCATGGAGGCAGCATTAAAGGCGATTAAAGATGAGTGATGATAATTTTATCCGGCAATTTTTAAAGCATCGTAAGTTCAGCACCAAGATTGCAGACAACGTGGACGAAAAGACACGAAAGACAACAGCAGAGCAAGAGATGGAGCACCGTATGCTGGCAGAAGCAATGACTAAGGGCATTGTCAACGAAATGATGCCAACCTTTCGCAAGATGATAGAGCAGGAACAAAAGGCGAAAGAAAAGCCAGTCCGCAAGATCATTATTCCAGACTAGGGCGATTTAGTACGAAAATGCGTATTAGTTAATATAGGACACGCTGTGAAGCGCTCCGAACCAGTAAGCGAGAGGTGACTGGACTCCTGACCGCTGGGAAAGACCAGCACCCTTACACACATCACACACACAGAAAGAAACAAAATGAACCCATTCGAATTGCGCTATGCAGCGTTTTACCAAGCAAAAGAGCTATTAGAGAACACCTACAAAGCCCAGATGGCTGCGTGGGATCTAATGGACAAGACATCCAAACAATTAGCTGAAGCAGCTCCAAAGTTCCCTACAATGACCGAAATCATTGACGCAGCAATGCAGATCAATAAGTTCGTCAGCGAGAGCACTGAAAAAGAGTTAGTAAAAGCTGCAAAGAAAGTAACAGGCTTTTAAATTTTTGAGATTAGGCAAGGTGTGACCGGAGGCATCGGCACTTAATATCACCAGACCCACAGGTAACCAACTCCAAGATTGGGATTTCCTGCCCAATGTCAATAACTTTACAATCACTGCTTTTTAACTTTACAATCACTGCTTTTTAACTTTACAATTAGCCTGCAAAACTTTACAAAAATGTCAACAAAACTGTTGATACATATACTTTTTGTCAACAACTATACACATAACTATACATTAAGTAACAAAAATGGCAACTAAACCCGGTTTATACGCAAACATCCACGCTAAGCAAGAGCGCATTAAAGCTGGCTCAGGCGAAAAGATGCGCAAGCCGGGTACCAAAGGCGCCCCTACAGCAAAACAATTTAAAGAGGCTGCAAAGACAGCTAAGAACAAATAATGGCAACTAAAAAGAAGTCTGTATCCCTAGCTATTGGTCGTGGTGAAAAGCTACCAGCATCGCAAGGTGCTGGGCTTACCGCCAAAGGTCGTGCTAAGTATAACGCGGCTACTGGCTCAAATTTAAAGGCACCCCAACCAGAGGGTGGCTCTCGTAAAGATTCATTCTGCGCTCGTATGAGTGGCGTAAAAGGTCCTATGAAGGACGAAAGTGGAAAACCAACCCGCAAAGCAGCGGCATTAAAAAGGTGGAAGTGTGGCAGCTAAAAAACCAACCAAAAAAGTATTTACCCCAGAGATGGCTGAGACCATTTTAGAACTGGGTAAACAAGGCGCGTCCCAAAAGGCGATGTACGCAGCAATTCATATCAGCAAAGACACCGCGGCAAAGTGGAAAAAAGACGACGAGTTCTTTGTTGAAACCATGTCAATGGCCACTACCTACGGCCAAGCGTACTGGGAAAACATGATGCTTGCCAACATTGACAACCGGGGTTTTAATAGCCGCGTAGCCGAGATCGCCCTACGTGGACAATACCCAGACGATTACAAAGACCGTCAAGAGATCAAAGCAAACATTAAGCAAGAAATCGTAGTGGACTACGACAAAGAAGTTTCTGATTTAATAGCAAAACTTAACACATAAAACTCAAAGGGGAATCGGCTTAGCGGCCCTGCCAGTGCTCACTCACTGGCTACCCACCAAATAACCAGTGAGGGTTCCATGAAGAAGTGCTCTAAATGCGACGAAACACAGCCGCTTATCCAGTTTAGTAAAAGCAAAAACTCAAAAGACGGACTGCAAAGTTGGTGTCGTTCCTGTAAGAATCAAGACTACAAGGACAACCGGGACAGACGCTTGGATAGAATGCGGATGAACAACTACGGCATTACTTCTGAAGAGTATCGCCAAAAGATAGCCGATCAAGGAAACGCCTGCGAGATTTGTAAGCTGCCGTTTGTGCCAGACAAAAACCCTTGCGTAGACCATGACCACACTACGTTGGCTGTGCGTGGAATACTTTGCACACACTGCAACTCCGGTTTGGGGCACTTTAAAGAATCACTAGAAAATTTAGAATCCGCCCAAGAATATATTAAAAAATATACTGCGCAAAATGACTGAATTTGCGTATTAGTAAATATACGATTAACCCGAATAAGAGAATAATATGACCGCACACGCCATACTATCTGCATCAGGATCCAAACGATGGCTATCCTGTACACCGTCAGCTAGATTAGAGGCAACACTCCCAGAACAAAAACGCGCCGCAGGTTCTTTTGACTTCAGTCAAGAAGGCACTATGGCCCACTCCCTTGGAGAGATTAAACTACGACATTATTTTGGACAGATAGGAATTGAAGAGTATGAAAAAGAATACGAGATCATTAGAAACACACCTTATTTCAATGAAGATTTTGAAGCTCACGTTGACAATTATGTACTGTACGTTCGTTCTCAAATTGGTGAAGGGGACACGCCGCTTTTTGAACAGCGTGTCGACTTCAGTGACTGGGTTCCTGACGGCTTTGGTACGGCCGATGTGGTTATACTTTCTAAGCACTCCATTCGAGTCATCGACCTTAAGTTTGGAAAAGGAGTGCCCGTTCACGCGCAAGATAACACTCAGCTCCGCCTCTATGCCCTCGGAGCATACGCTAAGTTCAAAGAAGAATGGCCAGAAATCAAGGAAGTCAGCTACACCATTCACCAACCAAGGCTTGACTCTATCAGTACCGACGGGACAAGCATCAGTAAGTTGCTCGATTGGGCAAACTACTACGTCAAACCCAAAGCCAAGAAAGCGTGGGCAGGCAGCGGGGAGTTCCTCCCAGGTGAGTGGTGCCAGTTCTGCCGCGCCAAAGCGACGTGCCGCGCCCGCAGCGACTTCAACACCGAGCTCGCCAAGCTCGAGTTCAAAGAAGCCCCGCTCCTCGACGAAGAAGAAGTCAGTCAAGTCTTAGTTAAGGCGCAGCAGCTACGTACTTGGGTCAATGACGTAGAAGAGTTTGCACTAAACCGAGCAGTAGAAAAGAACATTGTACCCTCTGGATACAAGCTAGCAACGACGACAACACACCGTAAGATTTCAGACTCAGCAATGGCCGCTACGGTCTTAGTTGAAAAGGGTATGGACCCACAAGCTATATGGGAACCACCTAAGCTCAAATCCATAGCAGCTCTGGAAAAGCTAGGACCAAAAGGGCAAGTAACAGCTTGGCTAGGGGCGCTAATCCAACGCCCAGAAGGTTCGCCAAAGCTAGTTAAGGCCAAAGAAGACGCTAAGGAGGACTTTGCATGAACGCATGGTTGATTGGTTTTATTGGTTGTGTGTATATGTTTGTAGCAATTCAATTTTTTATGAAAGGCCAAGTAGGCATGGGGATCTCATTTTTAGGGTACGCCCTTGGAAATGTGGGTCTGGTTATGGTGACATTACAATTATAAAAGAGGCGCCTATGATGGTAGAATGTTATGGTTCGGAGTTTGAAGTTCCGGACATATTGGTAAATAAGTATTTATCTGATTTTGAAGTTCTACCGGGAAGCAGGCACAGAGAGGGTGTGGAGCAATTAAGAGCCGCAATCTACGAAGTAGTTGACGTTATTGGCGAAGAGCCGGATTTATTAGAAGAGTTTGAATACCGTTCAGACTTTATCAAGGCTCTAGCAATGAAGCACGCAATGGAGAAGTTGGGCATTTTGTACGACGCTTAAACTTTCTCACATTGTGAAATTTAAAGCAGTAGATTTGCGTATTAGTAACATCAGTAAAAGGTTAGACGTGCTGGCACCTATTGAAGTCCAGTACTAATGTTAAAAAGGTAATATATGACTCAAGCAGCTAAAGTAAAAATCGTAACTGGTAAAGTTCGTTTCTCATACGCTAACGTGTTCCAACCAAAAGCATCAGTAGAGGGTGGTACACCAAAGTATTCAGTATCAATCATCATTCCTAAGTCTGACAAGGAAACCATTGCCAAGATTCAAAAGGCATACGAAGACACTAAGGCTGGCGCAGCTGCTTACTTTGGTGGTTCAGTGCCTAAAGGTCTTAAAGGTGGCTTACGTGACGGCGACGAAGAGAAAGACGATCCAGCATACGCAGGCTCTTACTTTATCAATGCAAACTCAGCACAAAAGCCTGGCGTTGTAGACGCTGACTTGAACCCAATCATGGACATGAATGAGTTCTACAGTGGCTGCTATGGCCGTGCTTCGATTACGTTCTACCCATACAACGCACAAGGCTCTAAAGGCATTGCATGTGGTTTGAATAACGTCCAGAAGTTAGAAGATGGAGAAAAGTTAGGCGGTGCAACATCTGCCGCTGCAGACTTTGCTATCTAAGTAGTACCCATAGAAGTGGGCGGCCCGGCGTAGAAACTGCGTCGGGCTTTTTTGCCCTTATGACCAACCAATAATAAGAAAGACACCATGAAGTATTATGTATACCAACATGCTGATCCTGAAACCGGAGAGATTTTATATATCGGTAAAGGGTCTTACGAAAGGGCTTGGCTGTGCCGACGAAATAATAGGGATCCTGAATACACAAAGTATTTGAATCATTTTTTAGATAATGGATATACTTTATTTGACATTGTAACAATACTACATAAAGGGCTGACAAATACCGAAGCTGAAAATCTAGAATCTAAGTTAATTCAAAAGATACAACCCGTTTTTAATAAGCAACAAACAGAAAAATGGTCGTATCCTAAAAAGTTTTCTGAGGAAGTTGTTTCCATGGTAAAAGCTCTAAAACAAATGGGTTATGGTCCTCAAAATACAGCATGGATTATGGGTGGTGATAAAAACAAAAACGCAATGACTATGTGGAGAATGGTGAATGAGTAATAAAAAATATAACGAGATGGATAGCTATCAAGAATATATCGGAATGAGTAGATATGCCCGTTACCAAGACGACAAAGGTCGTAGAGAGACTTGGGATGAAACAGTAGGCCGTTTTGTAGACTATATTTTTAGCCGTACACCAGCAATCACCGCAGATTCTGCGTTAAAAGAAGAGCTATTCACCGCAATCAAGAACCTAGAACTAATGCCGTCCATGCGAGCCATGATGACGGCTGGAAAGAGTGCAGATCGTGATAACACATGCGTTTACAACTGTTCGTATTTACCTGTCGATGATGTTAAGTCGTTCGACGAAGCTATGTTTATCTTGTTGTGCGGAACTGGCGTGGGCTTCTCGGTTGAATCTAAATATATTAATAAATTGCCCGAAGTGCCAGAAAAGCTCTATGAATCTGGGGGGACAATTATTGTCCACGACTCTAAGGAAGGATGGGCCAAGTCATTGCGTCTTCTCATCGCACACTTATACGCCGGAGAAATTCCCAAGTGGGACGTATCAACCGTTAGACCTGCCGGAGCACGACTCAAAACTTTTGGAGGACGTGCTTCTGGGCCGGAACCATTAGTAGACCTATTTAAGTTCACTGTTAATACTTTTAAACACGCACAGGGCCGCAAGCTAAACAGCTTAGAGTGCCACGACTTGATGTGCAAAATTGGTGAGGTGGTTGTAGTGGGTGGCGTGCGTCGCTCTGCAATGATTTCGCTATCTGATCTTGATGATGAAAGGATTCGACATGCAAAAGCTGGACCATGGTGGGACACAGCTCCACACCGCGCTCTTGCGAACAACAGTGCGGTGTATAACGAAACACCTACTGTCGGAAAGTTCATGGAAGAATGGTTATCACTTTACAACTCCCATTCCGGTGAACGAGGCATTTTTAATCGGGAGGCTGCTAAAAAGACGGTTGAAAAATACGGGCATCGAGATCCGAATTATGAGTTCGGAACTAATCCTTGCTCGGAAATTATCCTTCGACCATATCAATTCTGTAATCTTAGTGAATGTGTAGTACGCCATGACGACACCAAAGAAACCCTTTTGCGAAAAGTGCGGCTTGCCGCCATCCTTGGTACAATCCAAGCCACCTTCACAAAATTCCCTTACTTGCGTAAAGTGTGGCAACGTAATACTGAAGAGGAGCGCTTACTTGGCGTTTCGCTCACCGGCATCTACGACAACCCACTCCTCACCACAGAAGGACCAGAACTAAATGAATTCCTCGCAGAGCTCCGCTTGGCAGCAAGAGAGGCAAATGAGCAGTTTGCTGCAATCCTTGGAATCCCTAAATCAGCTGCAATTACATGTGTTAAGCCAAGTGGCACAGTATCGCAGCTTGTTGACTCAGCTTCGGGAATCCACCCACGACACGCTAAGTACTACATCCGCCGAGTACGAGGAGATAAGAAAGATCCTCTCAGCCAATTCTTGGTTAGCCAAGGAGTTCCAGCGGAAGACTGTGTCTACAAGCCGACTCAGACAACTGTGTTTAGCTTCCCAATCAAAGCCCCAGACGGAATCACCAGAGACGAAGTCACCCCAAGAGACCACCTCGCCCTCTGGCTCACCTACCAGCGACACTGGTGCGAGCACAAGCCCTCCGTTACCATCTCAGTAGAGGAGAAGGATTGGCCAAGCGTTGGTGCGTGGACATGGGATCATTTTGACGAGATCAGTGGCGTGTCTTATCTGCCGTATGACGGTGGTACATACCGTCAGGCTCCGTACGAAACCTGCACTAAGGAAGAGTACGAGGCGTTAAAAGCAAAGATGCCTAAGATCAATTGGTCAGAACTATCAGAAAATACAGATAACGTGGAGGGTGCACAGATGTTAGCGTGTGCTGCCGGCGTCTGTGAAATCTGATCCATGGGACTGTCCTCCACTCAACCTGTGGAACTGGAACCTAGCGTGGAGATGGTCAAATCTCCATGCAACGGTATCTGTACCCTCGACGTTACGGACACATGTCGAGGGTGCCAACGAACCAGGGAGGAGATTTCTAAATGGTATGTTATGTCCAACGAAGAGAAGTTAGCAATACTGAATAGATTTAAGTAACTATTTCACATGGTGGTATTTCGGGGCCCTTCGGGGCCCCTTTTTTGCGTATTAGTATACGTACAGATACGTCTGTTAGCCTAAGGAGCATATATGATTTACTCAATCGACTTTGAAACACGCAGCACCATTGACCTCACCGATCGTGGCCTTGATGTATACGCCAACGACCCCACAACAGAAGTGTTGTGTATTGCGTTCGGCACCCACCCCGAGACTGTTAAAGTCAAATCCCCACAAATTCCAGAAACCTCGGAGTTATGGCCTTTGATGAACCACGTCAGCAAAGGTGGCAAAATACAAGCATGGAACGCCATGTTCGAGTACGCCATCTGGAACTGCGTCTGTGTGCCCAAGTACGGCTGGCCACCACTAAAACTCGAGCAGTGCATTGACTCTATGGCCATAGCAGCAGCCAATAACGTGCCGCAGTCTCTTGGCGATGCGGCTATCTTTATGGATAGCGCACATCAAAAAGACACCCGTGGCCGCTATTTGATCCAAAAGCTATGTAAGCCAACCAAGGGCGTATTTAACGAAGACCCTGAATTGATGCGTGAGTTGTTTGATTACTGCGCACAGGACGTACGCACAGAAATGTCGATTGTAGCCAATTTAAGGCCCCTATCAGCCGCGGAACAGGAAGTTTGGACCATGACCCAGCGGATCAATTTGAGAGGCGTACCGGTCGATCCTAAAGAGCTCCAGAACGCCGTAAAAGCAGTCCAAGGGGCACAGGCCCAACTAGACCATGAACTCGTCTCCTTGACCGGTTTTAAGCCCTCTGAGCGGGCTAAATTGCTGGGATGGTTAAATGCGCGGCTAAAGTGTATTGGGATGGCGCCAATGGAAGACATGACGGCAAAAACCGTTTCAGCTATGTTAGTGAACACTAACTTAGATCCATTAGTAAGAAAGGCGTTAGAATTACGCCAAGAAGGAAGCCAAACTAGCGTGGCTAAGTACGCTAAAATGTTGGAGATACAACGTGAAGGAAGAATTAGGAATACATTGGTATATCATGGGGCTAGTACTGGCCGCTGGGCGAGCCGTGGGGGCCTTAATTTACAGAATATTGCAAGGCCCACGTTGGAAGATGGAGAGATTGAATCTGCAATACCGAGAGTATTTGGTGAGGCAAGAGGCACAATGCAACAACTCACCAGTCTGGTCCGTAGCGCAATCGTTGCACCGCACGGAAAAACCTTCGTTGACGTGGATTTTAGCTCAATTGAAAACCGAGTTGGCGTCTATTTGGCGGGGCAAAACGACAAAGTCGAACTCTTTAGAAAGGGATTAGATGAGTACAAAGTATTCGCTTCACAAAGCCTTTACCACGTACCATACGATGCGGTCACGAAGGACCAACGCCAGATTAGCAAGTCTGCGGTCCTTGGTGCGATGTTTGGTCAGGGTGCTAAGGGGTTGGTTAAGTACGCTGAAGGAATGGGTGTAAAGCTCACGGAGTCGCAAGCCAAGAACGCAGTAGATAACTACCGCAGTTCATACTCGAAAGTGAAAGCTCTTTGGGCAGCATGCGAAGCTGCGTCGATTGATGCAGTACAGAATCCCGGTACTGCGTTTGCTGCGGGTAGTAAGATTGTGCTAAAAGTTGCCAAGAATGCATTATGGATGAAACTTCCAAGCGGTCGTCTCATCTGCTGGCAGAGGCCAGAGCTCGAGTTGTTGCCAACTCCTTGGGGTTCTACTAAGCTGGGCGTCACAGTTCACAGCCTTAACACTTTTAGCAGGCAGTGGAGTAGAAACGCTTTGATTGGTAGTAGTATCTTTCAGTCCGCTGTACAGGGTACCGCTAGGGACTGTCTTGCCGTGGCTATGCTTAACCTTGAGCAAGCCGGTTATGAAATGATTAATCTGATCCACGACGAAATCCTTTTATTGGTAAAAGAAGAAAATTCGGAGGCCGTTTTGCAAGACGTCATAAAAATAATGACAACCCCGCCAACATGGGCTCCGGATTTTCCTTTAGCTGCAGAAGGATGGATCTCAAAAAGATACCGCAAATAGGGCATTTAGTTTCAAATACGCGTATTAGTAAAAGTAGATAGGGACAGCGTGTCGACAACGTTGTCTTAGCCTGAATCTAAGACTCACCTATCGCTTTCAAACTACTATTCAGGGGTATCAAAATGCTATCTCAAAAAGAAAAGCAAAAAATACGTTCAAAAAAGCATCAAGATAAATTAATGTCAACCAAAGAGGGTTGTATAAAGCGAAGATTATTTGAAACTAAATATCGAGCCAAAAAGTTAAACTTAAAATTTGATTTAACACTAGAGGATTTACTATCTATTTTTCCAGATAAATGTCCAGTATTTAAAACCGAGTTATCTTGGGGGCACCAAACCGGAAAGATATTACCAACCAGCCCTTCTTTAGACCGAATTGACCCAAATAAAGGTTATGTAATGGGCAATGTTCAGTGGCTTTCTAATTTAGCAAACGCTATGAAAAACAAAGCTACAAAAGAACAATTGAAACAGTTTGCTAATTGGATTACTGAAAGTCTTTAGTAGCAGACTTAACCATCTCTTCAATTGGGGCAATCTTGTCCACCAACTCTTGTGTTACGGGTTGGTGGAAGTCACCCATCTTAAATGTGCCCCAAGCGTACGGTGCCTGACTAGGGTTGGCAGCAATTTGCTTAGCTGCATCTGGGAAGTAATGTTCCCAAGGCAATTGGGCTATCATCTGACCTTTGAATGACCCTGGAATTTGGGTGTCATAAGTTGGGTGTTCTGTTTCAGGGGTTAGCTCTTTAAAAGGATTTAACTCACCAACAGAATAGCCGGTTGTACCGGTCTTAACATTTCTTAAGTTTGGATCGGTGATAGCGTGTATGGTTGCTTCACCACTTGGCATATCGTACTGAGCTGCAATTTTAGTTTTGTTTAATCGGTCAGCTACGTGTTTTCTTAAATCAGAGTTAGCAGCAAACTGATTGATTACTTCAGGATGGTTCATACCCAAAAAGTCTGGATAAGTATCGCGAATCATATTATCAAACGCACGCAACTTAGCTTTATTTGGGTTGAGTGCATCCAATTGGTTTACTAATGCTTCAGTGTGGTGTAGCGCATAATTGGAAGCATCTGGAGCCATGGCGGTATACATACCAAATACCGGATTACCTTTGGCAGTCTCAGCAGCATTTGCAGCTTTATTTTGTAAAGCAGAAGCTGCGCCCTTTTGTGATGCCCAAAATGCGTCTTTACCAAGATCAGCTTTACGTTGGCCGTAGCGTGGGCCACCATGCAACTCTGCTGCGCGGCTGAGCGGCACACCGTTAACTGATAATAAAGAGTGCCCCGCTAGTGAACGATCTCCAGGCACGCCAACTAAAACACCACCTTGCAAATCTTGAATACTAATCTTATTTGGTTCTGAAAAATTATGCGTCGGCACTACATTATGAACGTATTCAGCTTCGCGTGCTAACTGCGCGCCAGACTTCTTAATCGGATCAAATAGCTCAGCCATAGCGTGCTCGACCGGCGATTTAGAAACAGAGCCCATCATGTTGGGCATCTGATTCATAAACTCGTTCCAAGCAGCTGGATCGCTTACCTCAATCCCGTTTTTACCTAAAGAGAGCGCGCCGGTTTGGCGGGCCATATTTTGTGCTGTAGTTTGTGGCAAGGAGGCTAAATGCTCAGACCACTTTGATGCCAGGCTAGGTCCCTGTACGGTACCAACCTCTTGTAGGGTGCCAGCTATACTGGCCGGAGACTTTTTTATGTCACCCCCTTCGGCATGGCCGGGTGGAAGTGTGGATCCTTGCAGTACATGCATACCTGGATAGTACATCTCATTTTTAGGCTGAGTAGTTGCCTTACCCAGTTCAGTAGGTGACATCCAACCAGTAGCTAAGTCAACAGCAGTACCAGCAACTTCGTGCGGCTTTAACGGCGCTGCACTAGCCCCTGGAATCATCGCGCCAACAACAGGCAACCCACCAACAATATTAGCACCAACTTTCGCCCATTTATTTTTAATTAGTGGGGCTGCAGCTGCAGAAATACCCGCACCAATATCAGCAATACCACCAACGGAAGCAGGATCACTTAGCCCTCTACCAATATCGTAACCAGCTATGGCGCTTCTTGCTAAAGGTGCTCCTATTTTTTTAACGTGGAACGCCAGATTTTTTTCGTAAGGTGTTAATTTAGCAGGATCTATACCTTGTATTTCCGGTGTGCCGGGCGTTACTGTTGAGTGTGAGTGATACGTCTGCCCGGTTTGTGGATCTCTTGCGTACACATGTTGAACAGTATCAGGCTGTGCTGGAGCACCAACAATTTTTCTACCAGCTTGTGCTGCCTGTTCATAGTTCCTAATTTCAGGAAAACCTGATAGCTTAGCCATGTCTTCCAACGGAATGTGTAAATTTCTTCCAGACAATTCGGCAAGGACGGTATCTGCATAATTTTGAACCGCACCGGGCCCTGCTGGCTTTACCCCACCTGCTAAATTATTTAATATTTTATAGCCCATGTTTCCGGTTGTTAGCGCCTTGTTAGCTGCTATTCCTGTACCAGCACCAACTAAACCCTGCTGATTCGGTGTCATTGTATCGACCCGTGTTGGTGGGGGGCTAGGAGAAAAATCCTGCGGATTATATGGCGTGCCATTGTAATTTGGGTTAGCAGATGGTGTAGCCACAACAATACTTGGCGGCGTATAGCTTTGACCAGCGCCATCATGGGTTTGCTGGTCTATTGATAGCGGGGTATAATCTTTAACTGGTTCGGTCATTTTACTGGGTACGCCTGTCCGTTAACAACAATATAATGGTTCCCTTTCGGGTCAACGTGAATGTATTTATCCTGCTCTTTACCAATAACTTCAGGTACATCAGCAAATTTCTTGGCTACATCTCTAGCCGCATCTACTTTAGAATAAACTTGATAGTACGGAGTTTGCTCAAATTGAGCGGCAGTACCACCCGGATGTTCTTTTTCCCATTTAGTAAATTCAACTCCTCGATAATACGCAGTACGAATGTCTTGCATATTCTGAGCCAAGTTTTTCATACTGGATTCGTAAGTTGAATCTACACTCACACCTTTGGCAGGTTTACCCAATTGTAAATCTGCGTTAGTTAAACGACCACCAGCACCCTGTACTAAATTTTTAGCCCATGATGCTTGCGCAACAGCGGCGCCTTGGTCCACGTTGTGGAAATGTGTTTGGTCCTCATTACCCAACCAACTTCTAGCAATAGCATGATTTTCTGAAGGATCTTGCGCTAATTTAGGGGTTATTTTTGCTTGAATTGGACCATACCAATGGCTACCAGCTAAGTTAAATACGTTAGCATGACCTTTAGCTGAGTTAAACAAGCGATCATAATCATCATAAGTTTGCTGGGCCGTACCAACACTATTACGATATTCATTTTTCTTTTCTGTATCTTGTTTAGCCGTCTCAACAGACTCAGTACCAATGCCCTCTGCAGCACGCTTCATACGGTCTTCATACGCAGCTAAATCAGCTTTATAGGCTTCATAGTTGCTACCATAGTTTGCAGCATTTGGCTTTTGCTCTCCGGTAGTGGCTCTAAGAGAAGCTGCTGAAGGGCCTGTTGGAGCGGCAGGAGCAGCAGCGGCAGGAGCAGCAGCGGCAGGAGCAGCAGCGGCAGGAGCAGCAACGGCAGGAGCAGCAGCGGCAGGAGCAGCAGCGGCAGGAGCAGCAGCGGCAGGAGCAGCTTGGCCTGGTAACATTTTAGTGTTGTCATCCCACTCATTAACCGGCAATGGCTTAGTATTGTCATCCCACTCACTCAAAGGCTTAACAGGTGCAATTGTAGATGGGTGTGGGGGCAACGGAGCCGTTTGGTTTGCTGCGGCAGGGGATGTAGTAACTGGCTGGCCACCTAAAAGTTTTTGAGCGATTGCAATTGTTTTTTCTCTGCCGCCGTTTGCATTTGCAGCCGCATCACTAACTTGTCCGGTTTTAAGGAATCTAGCTGCACCATCGGCACCTAAGAAATGTGCTAAATCTAAATTTGGTGCTGTGGTATCAATTCCTAATTGGGATAAACGATTTCCAGATAACTGACGGTATGTATTAAACGCTTCAGTTTGCTCAGCTGGAGTAAGCGAAGTAATTGGGCGGTCTTTGAATTTAGGATTAGCAGCTTGAATGTCTTGATAAGCTGCTTTTGTAATTCCATAAGTGCCATAAGCTGAACTCTTTGATAAATCGTGATAGCCGACATTTGGGTTGGCTCCAGATTCATTTGTAGCAATACGAGAAGCATCACCAGTAGCAGGAGCTGCAGCTGTGCTTGGTGCTGTTGTGCTTGGTGCTGTTGTGCTTGGTGCTGTTGTGCTTGGTGCTGTTGTAGTAGCACCGGGTAAAGATCCAAATTGTTTTAATGTTGCTACATTAATTCTTTGCTTTACATCTTCAGGAAGGTCATTAAATTGATTTGGTGTCATTCTTACTGGACCAACACCAGGGATCATGTAATCTACAGGAGTACTTGAAGCCGCAGAAGCTCGTCCTGTTGCAGTTGCGCCAAATTGAGTTTTTGCAGCATCTCCAAGAATATCCAAACGTCCTTGTGCATCCCAAGCGGGCAATGCGGCCATACGTATTTGTACATTAGGATCATTGAGTAGAGCAGAATGTTGAGACGCTGTTCCAGCAGCACCTGGAATAAGGCTGTTACCACCAGCCAGTGCAGCCAATTGAGCTTTAGCATTTTCGTTTGCTGCTTGAGCGCTGCGGTAAGAAGCCATTTGAGCTCGCATAGCATCTATTTGCTGCTCTTCAGCATTCTTAACACGATCACGCTCTGCAGTTGCGCCAGCACCTTGGCCAACAGCCAAAGCGTCTTTAAGGCCACCTAAAACGGTTGGCAAAAACCCGGTACGCTGGTCAATTTGCTGCTGCATATTCTTAAGCAGCTCTGTAGTTTGAGTTGGGTCTAATGGAACCTTACCTGAAATAGTTGGTTGGCCAGCTATTTTACCTGGCGTTACGGCAACTGTTCCGTCGCTATCTGTGTTTAGTGCTTCTAATCCCATGATTTATCCTTAAGTTATGTTGTTAGGGTCAACAGGATTTAACGCACCAGTTCCGTAAGTTGGATCATTATAAACATTCCCGTCGGTTCCTAAAACTTGACCAGCACCTGCGCCACCATTCGCGCCAGTTCCGGTTACTGGTGACCCATAACTTAATGTAGATCCGTTTGATCCAGTAATCCCGCCAGACGTATCAATTGGGGTTGCAGAAGTACTGCCGGAAGAGCTGCTAAATAGGCCACCCAACCCCAAACTATTAAGAATATTTTTTCCAGCAGCAGTTCCGTATAGTGATGATAGTCCACCTAATCCACCACTTAATGCAGAACCAATCTGAGTCGCAGCCTGTAATGCAGAGTCTTGAGTTTGTTGTGACGCGGTTTGTGGTGCGTTTACTGAGTTTACCAAGTTGGCGTAGTTTGTGGTGGTTTGGAACGGCGCGTTCATTTGAGCAGCACCAGTAGTCAAGCCTTCTGTAATGCCCTGTGCGCCTACGTTGCCTAAACCAGTAGCAGCAGATACACCCTGCTGTTGGTTTTGTATCGCTGAAGTCATCTGTTGTGCCTGTAAGTTGGCCAGCGCGTTTGCTTTAGAAGTATCTACAGCTGTTTGCCCACGTAAGCTACCAAAGTTACCAGACCCAATTGCGCCAGCTTCTGTACCAGCTGTCATTGTGGGTAATAATTGGTTTAGCTGTTGATCTTGCGCTTGGAACAGGCCACCCATAGCAGTACTCGTGTTTGGAGTAACTGCACCAGTATTGGGGTCAACAATCCAAGGATTAGCAGCACCTTGAGCGATTGTATTTAGCGTACCCTGAGCTTGGGTAAACGGGTTGTTTGCCCCTTGCAGCGTATTGACCGCGCCCTGAGCTGCAGTATTTTGAAACTGCGGGGCCGCTTGCTGCGCCGTACCGGCCTGGTTGATAATATTTTGCTGAGCTGTATCATACCAGCTCGGCATTGTGGTCTGCGTTACTGCAGTACTTTGCAGCGCGTTATTTAGTCCGGTTGAGCCTGTTGTTGCCATTATACTTTCGCCTTGTGTTTTGCTTCTAATAGATAACCTAATGCGCCCTTGCTGTCAGGTGGTAAGTGTTTAGCGTCTGCTTTACGCTTGTGCTCTCTAATTGTCTTTAAAAACTCGTCTAGTACTTTAGCACCGCTATCGTTACTGCCATTACCTAAAGACGACACCACATCCGCGGGAATAACAAACTCACCGTTTGCTAGCATCGCCGGAATAGAATCGCTGGTACCGTCGCCTTGACCAGTTACATAGCGGTGGTGTATTGAGTTCAAACCACCTTCGCTAAAGAACTGAGGGTTATGGGTTTCTGGAAGAACTCTGTCTTCGTAAGAAGTAGGACCGCCGTCTTGCATGTGCGGCATAGCAGTTAAAGGAGCGCCGTGCATACCAAACAAACTGGCGTGTTGAACTGGTGAGCCATGCGATAGTCCAGGAACCGCTGGAAAGTCAGCTGAGCCGCCCATGGCCTTATGCATAATACCACCGCCTTTAGCTTGCTGAATTTCAGTTAGCTGTTGTGGATTATACGAAGGCTGCTGGTATGTATAAACAGGCGCAGTGTATGTAGATGATAACGGATCGGCAATCTGAGTGCCTTTAACTGTTGTAGCCACGGGTAATGTGATGCCTCCTAAAGTATTTGCTGCTGCTGTTCCACTGCTTAAACTGCCTAATCCCGATGTTGTGGTTGGTGTGTTGCTTGTAGTTTTAGCCGGTGTGCTGCTTGTAGTTGTAGTTTTAGCCGGTGTGCTGCTTGTAGTTGTAGTTGGTGTGCTGCTTGTAGCTGTTGTAACAGCGCCAGACGCCAAAGCAGCAAGAGCGCTGCCTAATGCGCTTGACTGATCTGTTGGATTAGAACTACTATCTGACGACGCTGGTGCTGGCGCTGTGTACGGACTTCCATCCTGATTTACTGGATCGCCGTATGCGTTACTAAATCCAGTTGGACTTTTTGAGTCCGCGATAATGCTCGTCGACGCTTGCGCAGCTATATTATCTACCGGAGTGTTATCTACAGGTGGTACTACCGGAGTGTTATCTACAGGTGGTACTACCGGAGTGTTATCTACAGGTGGTACTACCGGAGTGTTATCTGCAGGTGGTACTACCGGAGTGTTATCTACAGGTGGTACTACCGGAGTGTTATCTACAGGCGGCACTACCGGAGTGTTATCTGCTGGAGGCACTACTGGTGTAGTATCTGCTGGAGGCACTACTGGTGTAGTATCTGCTGGAGGCACTACTGGTGTAGTATCTGCTGGAGGCACTACTGGTGTAGTATCTGCTGGAGGCACTACTGGTGTAGTATCTGCTGGAGCAGTATCACTTGGCGCTACATAAGGAGTGCCGTCAGAATTTACTGGATCGCCTGCGTTATTACTAAACCCAGAGGGGCTGTTTGAATCTGCAAACGCGTCAACAGGAGCTGGTAGCGCGTTTCCTGATTCAGAAGTACCAGTTACAGTAACAGAGCTATCCGGTGTGTTTGCGGGCAATTCTGAAGCATTTGCGCTCGGTATAATTGCATTAAGCACCGCGCTAGCCGCATCCGCAATTGGATTAGAAGACGGAGCTTGCTGCGTAGCATTGTCTGCTGGGGTAATATTAGCTATTGGAGCTTGCAAAGCAGCAGTACTCGCTGAGCTATCAGGAGAAATTGTTGCAGTAGGAGCGGACTGTATCGGCCCATTTGACGCCGTTGTTGTATCGGGTACTAAGTTACCACTAGCAATCTGGTTTAAGTTGCTTAAGTCTGTGCTGAACTGACTTGCTGTATTTTGTAGCGCAGTCTGATCTGTTGTATACGTGCCCAGTTGAGTCTGCAACGCTGTATTACTATTTTGATACGCTGTTTGTAACGGCTGAATTGTATTTGTGTATAAATCGTTTACCGCAGTTGTACTAGCTTGCGCAGTTTGCTGAGCCTGTGCTACCTGATTGTATAGGTCATTCAATTGACTACTTGCAGCAGTAAACGCAGAGTACTCACTGTTGTACTGCGGTATCATTCCGTTTAAAGTGTCTACAGCAGAATTAACACTAGAAGCGTAAGCCGGATTAGTTGGGTCACTATTGTACTGCGCGAGTGCAGTTTGATACTGCTGCTGCACAGATTGAATCTGGTTATAAAAACTATTTATGCTATTTTGCTGATTTGTAAGGGTATTGTACTGAGACGTATACTGTGACTCTAAGTTGTTATACGCAGTTTGATCAGCTTGAGCCTGGTTATAAACCGGTGTATACTGGTTAGTAATTGCGTCGTTTAGCGCCGCTTGTGCTGCGCTTGCTTGTGTATATACACTGTTTAATGACGTAGTATCTGCGGCTAAAGCAGCATTTTGTTGCGCAATCGTTGGCTCTAAAGCAGAAGCTGAACTGCCGATTGTTTGTGCTTCTTGTTGCAGCTCTTGTGCCTGTGCTGAGTTTGCAGGATTGGTGTCCGCAACCGTAGTGGCATCTGGCGAAGACGAGGGGTTTATGTTTGAAAAAGGAGCTGATAAGCTGCTTAACCCAGCCTGAATTGTTGGGTTAATGGCGTTACCAATGTCTCCTGCTACAGCGCCTGCTGCGCCAGACAATGCTCCGGTTTCTGCGTTACCGCCTTTTATTGCGGCAGATAAGGCACCAGTACCAGCACTGCTAGCAATATTTGCGGCGGTTGTACCAACGTCTGGCGAAATTAATGACTTAGCCGCGCTCGATAGCTGACCCAAACCACTACTGATTGCTGTATTTTCAAGTACTGTTACCGGATCTGCTCCGGCAGCAATTGACTTTGAAGCCCCAACCAAGGCTGAGGCCATTGGAGTAGCTACTGCAGACGTCACGCCGTTTGCTGTTAATAGGTTTGTTACGTCGGCTATTGAGGCGCCAGTTAAACCACCCATTAAAGCGCCGGATAAAATGCCGGTTAACGGGTCCTTACCCGTCGCAACACTTTTAATTCCGCCTAATGCACCACCAGTCAATGCACCACTTCCTGCAGCGCTTAGCATTGACTGAACCGCTGGCGACAGTGCGCTTGCACCAACTCCTTCAGCTGTTAGTCCGGTGCCTAACGCACCGCCTAAACCTGCAACACCGGTCATAGGAGCTACAGCACCCGCTCCAGCACCTAAACCAATACTTGTAGCAGTTCCTGTTCCAGCGGTTGTACCAGCACCGCCAGCTAAAATGCTATCTGCCGCTGGCGTTAATGAGGCGCTTCCAGTTCCGGTTAAAGCCGAGCCTTCAGTTACGCCTAAATCTGCTGGGGTAGACGCAGCAAACACTTCTGGAGCCAAGTACGGCGCCGCAATAGCTAAAGCAGCTGTGCCCAAAGTGGCCCAACCACCGGGGATTGCTGTACGTACTGTATTGTCTAACTGGGCACCAACGCTACCAATCTGTTGAACAACCTTAGACAACCCAACAGAGTTGCTAAGATTAGTTAGCTGGTTTTCTGCCCAATTAAGAATGCCCATTATACTTTAGCCATCCAAGTAAATTTAGGCAGGTTAGATTTCTCCACCTTCCAACCAACTCGCTTCATTAAAGCTAAGAGTTGTTGGTTAGTGGTGTCGCCATAAACCGTATCGACTTCTGAGTCTTTTAGTTTTTGTAAAAAACCTTTTAACGACTTTGCCAAAGTAATTGGGCTGTCAACAGTAGACATGTGTAACATAGCACGTTTGTCGCCCAAACGAGTAATTAGCAAAATCGAATTGTTTTCTTGAACCATTACGGTATGACCACTTTGCACCTGAGCAAGCACAGACTGCAAAACCTGTTGAGGGTTTGCTCCTTGGCTTTGTGCTTCTTGGGTTATGATCTGCGATGGGGTCATTTTATATCCAGTATGCTTCTATATACACTAATACGCATTTTTTGCGCTTTTTGCCCCAGTTTAGTGGGATTTGCCGTTGATTATTAGCGATACTTCTTTTGCCCAATCTTGCCAAGAACCAAATCCTTCAGAGCTTGGAACTGGAAAGGCTGAAAACGTAAAGGTACTAGCAATTACATCCGCAGTATCCCTCCAATTTTCTTCGGGATTGTACGGGATATTAAGCTGACCGTAGTAAATTATAAAGTTACCGTTCCAGTCTTCCCAGCTAGATTGCTCTGGTAGAAATGGAAAGAACTGCTGGTTATTCTTATTGACATAAATTGTCATGGACGCTCGTCGCCGTACTCTGCGGTAATCATTAAACGACCCATTTCAAAGTTACCGTCAATGGTGTTAGATTCAAACTTTAAGCGGATTAAACGTGCTTCAACACGTAGGTCAATCTTGTCAGTATCTGGATCAAAATAGTACGGCCCGTACACTTCCATGTCTGCATCGGTTCCATTAGCAAACTTACGACCCAATATAGTCATAGACATTGGTCCGGTTTGCAAGAAGTTTGGCTCTACACGACGTAAGTGCATGCGGCGGTTAATGCCGACTAAAGCATCCTGACTTGGATTACCAGTTAACCAACTAATGTCGCTGGTTGTGATGCTAGAATACACCGCGGTTTCTGTGTTTAAGTTCACTTGGTTTTGGCCATACTCATGCTGCCAAATAGTGAAGCCACCAACTTGTTGGTAAACCAAAGAGCCCGGAGCCACTGTAATGGGGCTTTCTTCGTCAAACGAAACTAAAGTAACGCCCGGTGTGCCGATCGTGGTATTGTACGTAAACACCGCAGAAGTGACTTGGTACGTTGAGTTATAGTCTGCAGTTTTGTCAAATGTAAAGATAGTACCAGGTGTAAAGACAGAGCTAACGTCACCAGAGAAGTACATCTGGTTTGCTGTAGGCGCTGGTAAACTTGCTGGATGGGTAATTACAGTGTAAGCGCGGCTAAATGTTGGGGTATAATTCCAGTCAGCCCAAATAGGTGTTGGGAAAATCTCTGTGGTATATCCACAAGAGCGTTGTGCTCCAACTGCTTGACCAACGTCATACCATAGCTTATCTTTTACGTTGTAAATAACAGCGTCGGTGCATTCTGTCGCTGTACCGCGAGGATAAAAGAACCAAATCTCATTGTAGCGTGGTACCTTAGTGGCCCATACTTTTTGGCGTTGTGTGTAGTTGATGTTGTCGAACAAGTAGTTTACGTTCTTATCGTTAGCAAGCACTTGTACGCTACCGTTATAAGCATAGAAACGATCAACACCCATCCACCAATACACGCCATCCATCTCTACAATAGCGTTGGATGACATGATTGAGATTTGGCTAGAAATAATATCGTAGTTCCAAAACTGGTTTGTAGTCGTTGTAGCAGAAGCCGACGAGTTAAATGAAACCCGAATCAATGAGTCTGTCGCCCAAAACAAGCCAGCTGGTGAGTTAGTACCACCACGCATTGGCATGCCCTTAACAATTTTAGAAGACGACACGTTGTTTTGGTTGGCTAAAGGACCGTTCCAGTCGTAAAAGTTTTGTTGTGTATAGGTGCTGCTTACGTTGTTGTTTGCAATAAAGCCATGAGAGCCGTACACAAAAATAAATGGGTACAAAACGCATACGCCGCCGTCTACGCTAATAGGTGTGTACGTTGGGTTTTGGCCTTGAGAATCTGATAGCCCTGTAAAAGTCCAAGTATTGCCTGTGCTAGGCTGAACGTTACCAACTAAAACCTGCGATGGCACTCCGTTATCAATGTCAATTAAGTTGTATCCCGGATGGGCAAATAAAGACAACGCACCACCCGCTGGGCTAAACTGAGCGTCAAACTGCCAAGTAATACGGTACGGACCGCTTTGTGGGTCTTCTGTAAATACTGGGGTGTTGTTTAACCAAACGCTTGTAGGAGTACCACTAATTGCAGTTGTTACCGTGACAGTTGTGTACGACGCTGCATAAGTTGGTGTACCAGTTGTCACATAATTAACCGGAGTTGTTTGATTAAATATTACGTTTGTTCCGCTAGGGAAAGATGACACCACGTTACCAGGGACGGTAAAGGTTGTGGTGGTGGGTACTGAGTGCACAGTAAACTGCACAGTACCGGGTAAAATATTTGCTGTAAAGGGGCCAGAACCTACGCCGTAGTTAATGCCGCAAGTAAACACGTCTAACTCTTGGTAAGTGCCTGCAAAAATGTAGTTTACGCCGTTATATGGCTGTGACACCAAGCCACGATAAATACCAATGTTACTGGTAAACAATGTGCGATAGCCGCCAATCTTTTTAGGATCACCACGCTGAAAACGGCACCACACACCGTCGGTGTATTGATCGTTTTGGAACTGAGTACCGTCGCGTTTAATCCCAGCCGGTATTGCTAGGCTGTAGATTGATGTATATTGCGAATTGTCTTGTTGCTGATTATCAGCCGCCATTTAGAACGTTCCACCACTAATTAATTTTGCGTTTAGTTGTGCATTAACAGTAACTATCGGTGCACTTAAGTTGGTTGCGTTAATGTCAATAATTTCAGTGCCGTTTGCTGCTAAGCCTAAAATACTGGTACCAGCCAAGTACATGCCAGTAGCGTTGTCGTTTAGGAAAGCATACGATGGAGCACCTGCGTTACCGTTAACTGCTTTAAACGTAGCAGAAGACGAAGAGTTAAGAATGTATAAAAACTCACCGTCACTGAGCAGCGTATAAGTATTGCCAGTTGCTAAGGCCAAAGGAGCTTGACTGCTTCCAGCGTTTTGGAAAGTAATGTCGTAGCCAGACTGATTGGTATTGTTTACAAATACGTACAGCTGAGTAATGGCAGGCAGAGTAACGGCTAAGTTAGCGGCTCTTGTGCCAGATTGCGCTACATAGGTTTGAATGATTGGTGCATTAGCTGTAAGGTTTAGTGTATTACCAACGATAGCGTCAACGTCGTATGTTGCAGATGTAAACACCACATTGTTTGGCGTAACCCAGCCAACAGTAATAAACGATCCTGTACTAATGTCAAAGAATATAAAGCCAGAATCACCGGGATTGGTAGTGATTGTGCTTGCGCCGTTAATTACCTGCGGAGACACTGGAGAGAAAATTAACGCACCAGTTCCGCTGTTTCTAAACGCAATAAACCAACCCCTTGAAAGGCTAGAAATATTTGGTAGGTTAATTGTTGCGTTACCACCAGTCCAGTTATATGTTGCAGCACGGCTTGCATCTGTTATGGTTGGTACAACAGACACATCAATAATGTTTTGAGTTGTTGCTAAGTACCCGTTAACAGTAGTTAAGCCTAATGGACTTGGGCCAATAAGCGATGTTGCGTTGGCTGTTGACGTGCCAGCACCAAAGGTTAAATTGTGCCAAGTTCCAGCGGTAGTGCTGTTATTTGTTAAGTAGTAATACTGTGAAATACCTGTTGCAATTGTTACGCCATTTGCGCCTAAATAATCAGTTACTAAAAACGAGTAAGAACCCAGGTTACGAAACAAGATGTCGGCACCAACAGTGCCTTGGGAACCCTCTGGAAGGGCAATAGAAAAGCCCGAGCCAGTTGGCATAACGTCAATGATACGGGTAGCAGGAGTTTCACCAATGGTTTGGTTAACTGTCGACGGCCAAAATAGCGGAGTATTAGCGCTTAATGTTATCGCTGAATAAGAGACGTCTGTTGGTGTGACAACGGTGCCTGTAAAGGGAGAGGTATAAACTGGTGTACTCATTTATTATGGTTCCTGAACCGAAGTGTTGCGATCCACACGACGTGAATTGTCTTCTTTCTTAAGCGCTGCAATTGCGTCAGTGTAGTATTTTTTCCACATATCTAGCTTATCTAACGCTTTTAAATAGCCTTGTGCTTGTAATAAAGCACCGTAAAGCATTGCCTGTGGTGCAATAGCTGTCCATAGGTTTTGTTGATTAGACTCGTCCAAAGGCTGGATTTCGGCGTAGTAAATAATTTCTGCTGGATAGCTTTGGTCTGGTACGGGGGCAAAATTCCAGTTGTTGTAGTCATAGTCGGCGTAGTATATTGGCTGACCTGTTGAAGACTCAGATTGATACTGAGCTATGTAGTCCTGGCTGCGCAACAACACTGGTTGCCCATTGATTTTCATAGAAACTGTTTTACGCCAACGAGCAGGCTTGTTCAGCACCGCCACATTAGATGTCAAATTGGTTTCTACCACAATAAGCTGCATGTAGGTTTTTAACTCAGCAGCGATTGAAGACTCTGCCAACGCAATTAAATTAGGAATCTGCGCAATAAAGTCTGCGTCATCACGCTCCATGTATTGCTGGATATTCAACACCAGCGAGTCGTATGTCATTATTACGCTCATCGTGTGTAGTAACTTATGTTAGGTTGGAAATAGATTGGTGACTTATCACGCTCTTCGTTAGATGCTTGCATGAACAACTTATCGGCCTGTTGTTCTAAATACTGAATGCGGGCCATGTCAACGCTAGGGAGTTGCAGCGCCAATTTGTGTGATAGGCTAGCTTGTACGGAAGCAATCCAACGATCTGGTACGTAGATTTGATTTGTCAACGAACCAACGTCTTCCATTTGCTTCTCAACAATTAACTGGAACATTTGGTACGGGTTGTTTGGTACTGGCCACAGATACATTGAAGGTTCAATTGTGCGGTCGAACCAGTATTGCAAAGAACGTACAGATGGGAATTGTTTGTTTGGAAGATTCCAGTAATCGTCACGATTTAGACGTGCGAGCGGAATAACTTGTTGGCTAGTTGAAAACACAACTTGGCGTACTGAATAGTGAGACGCTACGGTCTCACGCAAGCGCCAGTAAAGATGTGGCTCAGTGGTAGAGATGTTGTAGTATTGCCACTGATAGTCTGTCATTGTGATTTCTGGGAACTGTTCTTTTAAGAACCAGTTAATGCCGTCATCACTGTATTCAAACGCTAGGTTATATGTTTGTGTTGAGTTTGGTGCGTAGCAGTTCCAACCAACATAGTACACGCTCTGTGATTGCTGATACGTAGAGCCAAAATAGTTCTCGTATCCTAAAGTAGAAGCTGGGGTAGAGAGGGTTGGGCTTAAATCAAACGCCGCTGGAGACTCTGGATTGTCTGCAGGAAGGTATTCGGACGCTTGAATGTTCTGAATGTATACCCAGTTTGCTTCACGCACGTCAATAGTAGTCTTTGGCAGGACTAACTGTTGCTGCTGCGTAAGAGCACCATACAGCTGGTTTTCTAACAGCCAAAGATTAACGCCCAGGTTAGATAGGTTTTGTAGGTTGTAAAACAGCGCTTGCTTAGCAGCACCAACATACTCAGGCGTCATCTCTTCTGCTGTCTTACCAGCATCACGAAATGCATAGGAAATTAACTGGTCAACATTGATTGTTGTTTGGCCAGTGGTGTTGCTATAAGCCATGGATTACTTCTTTCTTCTTACAGAACCACCACGTTTTTTCTTTGGAGCATCATCCCAGGATTCAGCATCTGTTTTAGCTTTATTAGCGCGCTCTACAATATCGCTTACACCTAATTTTTTATTGCCCCAATCAGATTCAATAGATTTATCTCGGGCGTACCCACCAATTGGGTTATTGGCTTTTGTAGCTAATTGTGTAAATGCGTAATCATCTGATGTTTTTGATGAGTCTCTTGCAGCATTACCCGATGTATCAGGAAGCGCATGCCCCCCACCAGCCATTTTTTTAACTTTACCACCAGCTTCATAATGATTGCCCTCAGCTTTCATTTTGGTGTTTTGTTTGAATGTCATTTTTACCTTCCGCGGCCGGCGGCTCGCTTAGTTACTTTATTGGGTAGTTTGTTGCTGGCTGGACCAGCTTTGATAAACTCCTTGGCAACCTTTTTGGGGATGCCAAGGGTTGATTTGCCAGCAGCTGCGGCGTACATAGCGCCTTGTTGAGCTTTTGACTTAATAGGCATTACATGTATTTCCCAGCTTTACCACCGCGTTTTTGAGCAGGGATCATTGGGCTTGTTGGGCCAACTGGAGCAGCTTGTGGTGCTGGAGCAGGAGCTTGCTGACCCATACCAGTCATTGCCGGGGTCTGTTGCATCTCATCAGCAGCAAATTGGCCTTGTTGGCCTTTGTTTAAATATTTACGAGCATTAGATAAACGAGCAAGCTCTTTGGCCGCCATTAAATCCTGTAATGTAGAGCCACCAACTGCCATCTTCTTAACTTCGCCGCCAGTTTTGTACTTGTTTGGGCCGCCTTTGGCACCAGAAGTCGCAGAAGCTGATTTACCAGATTCTTTGCTTTTCTTTAAGCCATCAACATCACCAGCTGGTTTGCTTTTCTCTTTAGCTACGTCGCTGCCTTTCATTGCTGGGCGCTTGGTTGCTGCATTAGGAGCGTCGGCTTTACCAGGCTTGATGTCTTTTACTTTTTTAATATTGTCTTTGTCACCAGCAGATTTCTTGGCTTCGTAAACGTTGGTTACAGAACCACCTTCTTTGTAGGCGTTACCGCCGCCACAAAACTTCTTAACAGTGCCTTTTTCTTTTTTAGCACGTCCACCTTTTTTAAGTCCAGACAAATCCGTCTTTTCTTCGTGCTGTTGCACGTCATGCATGCCAATGGCTTTTTTAACAATTTTCTTGTCTTGTGCCGTATCAGCTTCATCAACAGTTTTACGGTCGCGTTTTGTAAAATTCTTTACTTCGCGTTGTACAGATCCACCTTCTTTAAAGTGCTGCATCTTAGGTAGTTTTTTGAAATCGTCCATTATGTCCTCGAGGTTGTTGGTTAACGGGTGATCAGCCCTTATATCTACTAATACGCTAAAAAGGACTAAATCGCCCTTAAAAATAGCTCCCGTTCCTTTTCTCGGCGGGGTTTTAATACTGGTGGTGTGACCCAATTCATAAAGGCGTTTGCAGCCCGATTGTAGTCATTATTATTAAGGTGCAGCACTACCTCAGACTGCTTAAAGTGATCCGCTCCAATATTGAAGCAGAGGCTGTATAAGGCGTCCATTTGGTTCTGGTTAAGGGGTACCCTTACTGAAGTCGCTACGGCCTCGTCACACCACTTTAAATCGTCTTTAAACAGGTCTTCTACTTGCTGGTCTGTTAATACCGTGTGGAGCATCCACTGCTCTGTTGGCTTAATAAGATGCCCAACGCCAATGGTCCACAATCCGCGTGAGTCTTTATAGGCTTTATGGCGCTTGCCCTCAAAGCCAGAAATTAACTCAAAAGTTGATTCTGTAATTGCCACGATGTCTTTTTCTACTGTTTTAATAAATTGAAAGCTCTGTAGCACCCAGATGAGGGTGCACAACCAAATAGCTAAAAATAGCCTTTTGTTCATACTAACTCCTTTTTTGCGTAGCACTACTAATACGCACTTTGGGGATTTATTTTGCGTTTTCGTACGCCTGAAGGTCTTCTAGCTGTTGGGCTACTTTGAGGTATTTTGCGTTGTTTTCTGCTGCGACGCTGAGGACGGTAGCAAGGTCAAGGGAGGTGGTGGCACCATCAGAGCTGCTGGGGCTTGAGGTTTGACCAGTTGCACTTGCGTTGTACAGCCGCACATAGCCATTAGTAATACTACAAGAGCTATTGTCCAGAGGACGTACAGCTTTAGAAATTTGGCGTTGGAGGCTGACATTTGTGTCGCTGAGCTTTCCGATTTGTTGTATGTATGTTGCGACAATTTGGTCTCCTTTTCGTTGTATATCGTTTACTTTTTGTTCTGCTTGAATGTTTGATTTTTCTATTTTAGCAATATAGTAGTCTGAAGTCCAGCTATATGCTGAATACCCCACTACCGCACCAGAAACGGCAGCTACTATAAGATAAATATAAATTGCGCTGCCAACACTGGCAATACTACTCAGTAGGTTTTTCCACATCTTCGTGCTCCTTTGGTTCTGCGTCTTTTTTAAGCATCACAGCTGCGCCATGTGCGCCAGCGATAATACCAACTGCTTCCGCAAAGTCTTTTAGTACTGGCATGTTACCATGAAACATTTCATACCCAGCACCAATAACAACCGCAATAAACGAAAGCAACCAAGACCAACGTGCAATGTCGTTGGTCTTGTTGTCTGCTCCGGTTACTAGATCGTTAAAAACCTTCTGAATCATTTATGCTCGCGCAATGAGTCTAATTTATCTTCGATGCGATGAACCGCTTTCAGAACTTCGTCCCAGCGGGAAGCAAAGTCGTCTTTGTGCATGTAGTTTTCAGCTAGATGCGCACGAAGCTCATGCACATTATCTTGTAATAGTTGAACAGCTGTCCAAAGCTCTTTACAGAACCAGCCAATTGCCACACAAATCAGCGGAAGAACCGTATTGATTAGTGTCTGCAAATCCATCTTATTTTCCAGTCTCTCTTGCTAAGCGCTCAGCAGCCTGGTTAATAGCCATCTGAATGATTGGGTTTGGGTGTTTAGCAATTTCAGTTACTACAGCAGCTTCAACTTCTGCTGGAGCTGCTTCTACAGTGGTTTCAACTTCTGCAACGGTAGGAGCAATTTCAGCTTTGATTTCGGCTTCTAATGCTTCTAATTTCTCTTCGATGGTTTCTAACAAAGACATGGTGGTTCCTTTTGTGGTTAAAATTAATTTGATGTGTAGAACGCAGTTGAGTTAGCTGCGGTAAATGTTCCGGAAGAATTAGATACTATCAGCGGAATATTACTTGTACTACCTGAAATTGCAGTTGGTGTTACCCAAGTTGACCCGTCAATAGACGACGTATATATTGCACTAGAGGCTTGAGAATTACCAGCCGCTACGAATGTTCCGCCGACATTGCAAGCAATACTACCGAGGCCTAGCCCTGTAGTACTTCCTATTGTGGTTGGAACGCTCCAAGTTGTGCCGTTTGAAGAAGTAGCATAAATTGGGTAGTTGGGTGAGCTGCCATAATTGCTAACACCAACAGCAACAAACAATCCGGATGGATTAACTGCAATTGCGTTAATACGGTAATTTGAAGTCGAGCCGCCCATCGTTGAGAAAGCTGACCAAGTTGTTCCATTAGTTGATGTGGCGTAGTATGGCTGGTATGAAGAGCCGTATCCTACAGCAACAAATAAACCTGAAGAATTAACTGACACACCGGTCATTGTTATTCCAGAACCAGCGCTTCCTAAAATTGTTGGTCCCGACCAAGTAGATCCTGAATTTGTAGAGTAGTATACTACTGGATCTGTTGGTAAACCAGTTGAAGACGAAATATTGTTTCCAACGGCCACGCATGTTGTACCAGTTGTACCACATACAACAGCTACAGGATTGCTTATTTGTGTTGTACCGCCCATTACCGCCGGTGTAGCCCAAGTTGTCCCGTTTGATGAATATGAAAACAGAGGCAAATTAGACGAAAAATTAAAGCCAACCGAAACAAATCCGCCTGCAGCAGTTGGTGCTATGGCACCCATAATCATAACGGATGTTGCTGAACCCATTGCCGTTACAGTACCCCAAGTAACTCCGTCTGTTGAGGTTGATACGCTTGGAGGTGAAACATTAAATTTATCAAGAACCGCTACATAAGTACCGCTTGAGTTAACTGCCAATCCATTTAATGTGTATCCGCTCCAAGCGGAAGGAAACGGTGTGGCAGAACCAAATCCATTAAATGGCAGCGCATACGCTTTTCCATAAAAGTTTGTTGGCATTGCGATTGTGCCAGAACTAACGCCGGCTAAATTTCTAACCTTATAGTCATTAAGGCTAATAGTTCCTGAAGAGGTATTGGAAACAGCAATTTCAATAGATTGACCCGCAGTAGCACCAGCTAAACTAATTGGGCCTGTGGAGTTCATTACTGCCATTATGGTGTTCCGTAAGCAGTTACGTTAGCCAATGCTACAAAGTTACCAGATGAGTCCATGGAAGCGATTGCTGTAGAACCATAATAGAAATACAGTTTGCTACCAACTTGTTTAATAGAGAAGTTAGTTGTATTAAAGCTAGTTGCTTGCGCAGTACCATTAACTAATAAATTACCTGTTCCAGGATCCGTTGTGGTACCAACAGATAGTCCACCAAAAGGAGTCACACGTACACGCTCAACGGTACCAATCTTAAACAGAATTGGCCAGCTACCTTCAGTCTCTAAAGCTAAATTCGAGCTTGAACCGTTTTGTGTCCAGTACATTTGGGCTTCTGCTGTACCGTTGTTGTAAAGCCCAAGTGCGGTAAATATGCTACCACTAGATGCGTCTAGCAACAATGTATTGCCGTTGCCGCCTTTAACATATAAAGTGCCTGGTAAGGTGCCAGAAGTATAGCCAGTATTAACACCGAAGTTACCACTAGTATCTTTGTACAATTGACCCGAACCAATTGTAATTACACCAGTACCACCAGTTAGTGTTGTGCTGTACTGAATGCTTGTTGCGTTTACAGTACCGCCAGACTGATTTGTTGCAGTAGTAGCGGTTCCACTAATACCAATAGGCCAAGTACCGGTTGCATTTGAACCTGAAATGGAGGCTGCGCCAATAGTATTGTAGGAAATTGTTTGAGCTGAACTACCGTTAAATACAACGGGGGACGTACCGCCGGTACCACTTGAGTTAAACGTTATGGAGTTAGCTGTAGAAGCTGCTGGAAGGCCGGAATATCCTGAGAAGCCACTGTAACCAGAAATACCAGAACCGCTGTATCCTGAAATACCAGAGAATCCGGAAGCCCCTGCAGTACCACTGTATCCAGATGCGCCTTGTGCGCCGCTGTATCCAGAGTATCCGCTAGCTGCTGCGGCACCAGGTTGACCTGAGTAACCAGAGAATCCAGAAATACCAGAGCCACTAAATCCACTGTAGCCACTGTAGCCGCTGTAACCTGAAATGCCGTTAACTCCGCTGTAGCCGCTATAACCGCTGGTTCCTGAATTACCTGTAGGTCCCGTTGCGCCATTAAAGCCACTAAAGCCAGAGTATCCTGAAAAGCCAGAACCGCTATAGCCGCTAGCACCTGAAGCTCCATTGGCGCCGGTTGCACCTGAGTATCCAGAGTAGCCGCTGTAGCCAGAAACACCAGAACCGCTGTAGCCAGAAATACCAGAACCACTGTAGCCAGAGAACCCACTAAAACCACTGTATCCTGAAGCACCGTTTGATCCAGTGCCACCACTGTAGCCACTGTAACCACTGTAGCCGCTTGTCCCCATACCAGTTGCGCCACTGTAGCCACTGTAGCCGCTCACACCCGAAATACCAGACCCACCAACAAACGAATTTACAGTACCAGAAGTACTGAGGTAGTACAGCTTACCGTCTGGAATATTTAACGCAAGCTCACCACTAACCAATTGGGCTGTGGTTGGTGCATTACCAGGGGTAGTACTGTGGTATATTGAAATCGGTGTGTAGCCTGATTGGGCCATGGTTTATTCCTTTAGATGCTCTAATATTTCTTGTGGTTTTACAAAGCGATCGTTTTGGTGCTCGGTGGCTTCCCACCATACAAATTGATTTTCTATTAAATGTGATCGGTCTTTTAGTAGATTAATGTTTTCAGGGTGCCCAAATATTAGTGGATCCGATGGACCCCACAGTACAATTCCTGGCTTGCCTTCATCCCAAGCTAGGTGTTGAAAAAAGCTATCAACCCCAATCCAGGTTTTACACTGTCTTAATAATTCTCGCAAAGATGTAATCGGTAAGTTAGTCCTAAAGTCTGGCACTAGTTGTTTTTCACCTTTTACACCAACTTGCACAACGTGCATAGTTTTTTGCAATTCTTGTACAAGTTCTTCCCAATGTGGATAGTTTTTTGGGTTTTCTTTACCTGTTCTTAACTTTTGTGCGTACGGAGCTATGATTATCATAAATACATCTTCCTATACGCATTTTCTAAACTATCTTTCCATTTCCATTGGTCCATCTTTTTGTAGATGTTCCACTGGTCAATGTCCCCAAACAGTTGTATAGCTTCTGCTATAGGTTTTCCGGGAATAACTTCAGGGTAACAGCTAAAAACTTCAGCGCGAGGTATTGAAGGAAGTATGTGGCTGAATACAATATGGTCGCCAAGACCACAATTAAGAACCACAACGGTGCGATCACGAAATCTAATAATATTTCTAAAAATTTGTTCGTCATGCTTATACATCTCCTCGCTTGTTTCGCTACGAATCCCACCTTGAGGATTCTTCATGTGCCAAGTTACTGCGTTCGGTACTGCTAAAATGCTGTATCCTTTTTGTTGCAGCTGATAGGTAAACAGCGTCTCTTCTCGATGCGCTACTCGTGAAAGGCCCAGATTATAATCAGCGATCCCAGCACGATATAAGAAAGAACAGTGTAGATGCTCAACTTCTTTATGCCTTTCAATCTTGCCCCATTGGATATTGGGTTCGTTATCAATGTTGTCAATTAACCCGGTTACTTTACTAGTGTCTGGCATGTACGGTGGCGTTAATATCGAACCACCTACTGCACCCACGTTATAAACAGTACCTGTTGCCCAATCATACAATTCAGCTAATACATTGGGTTCTGGAATAGCGTCATCGTCGACGCGCCACACCCATTCGTATCCTGACAAGTTTGCTGTTTGGTGTATGTGGTGCTGACCTTTTTTACCAGCAAAATTCCATTCCCACTTAACACCTTTTGCGTCTAACATCTGAAAAAAGTATGAATATATCATCTCTTTTCGCATGTCTTGTGGTTCGTCATTATCGTCAAAGATTACCAATGCGTCAGGTAATTTTGTTTGGTTGATAATAGCGTTTAATACTAGTGGCAGTGTTGTGAAGTACCGCCCCCGTGTTGCTATAGAGCACAGTACTTTACTCATTGTCCCACCTGCAAATCATTAAATTGCTAAGGTTGCTTTCTGACACTGGCTCCATTACATCTGATATGTTGCCTGCGTGGTTGATGTACGCAAACTTAAAGCCAGGAAAGTCTTTTTCAGTTAAACCGTGCAGCTTATGATGCTCACCCCAAAAGCCTTTTGGCTCATTATGAGGTACCGTGATTAAAAGACGTTTGCAGTGGCTTTTTAGCCTATCTACGACCTCCAAACCATTGTCTATATGCTCCACTACCTCAAACGCAATTATGGTGTCATAATCGCCTAAAATAAACTGGTTAATGTCCCCGCTAACAAATAGGTTATTAGGTCCGTCCCAGTTTTGCTCTTTGGCAACATCAACAATAATTGGGTCATAGTCTAACCCAAGGTAGTTAATGTAGTTATTAAAAAACTGCCTACCATAGCCAGTCGAGCAACCAATTTCAAATACGCTATTGCCTGTAATATTTTGTGCTGCCCATTCGTATCTTTGCGTTTCTCTTGGAAACACTGGATCGCCTTTTAGGAACACAGCGCGCTCGTAGTTATTTGACAAGCGCCATCTATACCACTCAGGATTGTATTTCTTTGCTAACTTGAGCTCATTTAGCAAAAAGATATTATCCCAATTTTGTACTAGCTCTGTGTCGTGTACTGTACCCTCAGCCTTGTGGTAGATTGGGAACGTTCCATCGTCCCAGTTGGCTGCAATTTTGAAGCCTAACTTTTCAGCCTTGTAGCAAAACTCAATGTCCTCACAGCCGCCAACACCATAAGATTCGTTCAGTAAACCAACCTCATCAAACACTTTGCGGTCAATCATTACACAGAAAAATACAACAAAACGGCTCTGTGTAATTTGAGAAAACTGTGTCCAAACTGCTGCGATGTCTGTATTAGCGTCTAGCTTTTCCAGCCAGTTGGGTCCTAATATTACGGTGTCGTTGTTTAGCAGTACAATTTTACGGGCTCTCGCCTTTTTAATTCCTGCGTTTGTAGCCTTAGCAAACCCAAGTGGAGTATCACTCCAACACATTCTAAAGTGCGGTACTGCTGTTGTTAAGTAGCGTAAATACGCTTCTGTATTGTCTGTACACCCGTTGGCCGATATAATCAGCTCTACGTCGTCCATGTTAGTGTATTTAATTATTGAATCAATACACGGCTTTAAGTACTTCTCGCAGTTATTGTAAGTTGGTATTACAATGCTATATTTCATGTATTCCTGTCAAGTTCGTACGAACCTATATTATATCGTCCTACTACCACTAATACGCAAAAAGGCTTTTAAGCGCCGTTAAAAAAGGCAAAGAAGTTGAAATTAGTAATTGCCCCAACAAGTTTATAAACAATAATAATACCGCCTTGTGCGCCAGCACCACCCCTACCCGTTGCATCGGAAAGCGGTAAACCTCCGCCACCGCCACCGCCGCCAAAGTAAGATGTATTTGATGCGGGGACTGTGTTACCTGATGTTCCACCTTCACCACCACCACCACCCATACCAACAACATCAGTTCCGACGCCGCCTATGCCGCCGGTTGAGATTGAATTTCCAAGACCACCAGAACCGCCGCCGCCACTAAATCCAGGGTTACCTTTTCCTGCAGAAGTTACGGCTGCGCCGCCGCCGGAACCCGCGTTGTTATTACCCCCAGCACCCGAAGAAGTGGCTACGATAGCATTTCCACCAGCAGATCCTCCTCCATTACCACCACCACCGCCACCGCCATAACTAGCCGAACCTGTACTAAATGAACCATTACCGCCAGTTCCTCCAACCCCTAATGGGCCACCAGCACCACCACCACCGCCACCGCCAACTCCGTTTCCTGCAACAGTGATTAGTGCGCCGGAACCGCCAGAACCGCCATTATAAGTGGAGCCTGCTCCACCACTTCCGCCAGTTGAAGATGTTGTGGTTGAAACCCCGCCACCCCCGCCTCCAGCAGAATAAGCGCCTGAGTTAAAGGTAGTAGAGCCACCAGCACCACCATTTGAACCAACAAATGCGGCAGTGCCACCTGCGCCTACAGCATAAGAAACACTGCCAGATAAGGTTAAATTGGTTGCTTTTGTATACCCACCACCACCACCGCCAGCTCCGCCAGCTCCGTTGGGAGCAGAATAGTAAGAACCTGCGCCGCCGCCGCCGCCACCAAAAAGGTGAATAGCATTGTTAGAGTTATTCCAGTTTGCAGGAACCGTCCAAGAGGTTCCGCCAGTTAATACATAAACATATTGGTTTGCCGTAGGTGTAGTAGCTGCAACACCAAGCACATTTGAATTTAATTGGGTATGAGTTCCAGCGTAAAAAGTAACTGGAGCAAGGTTAGAGGTTATATCCTGAACAATTAGATAATCAACTCCTGATGTTTGATTGGTAATTGTTAATGTCGCAGATGCTCCTGAAGAATTACTAACAACTGTTACTGGATTACCAGAAGAACCACTGACAGACCAAGTTCCAATAGTTGTTGTAGTAGCAGATGGAAAAATAATAGTGTTTGCTACTGTTTTTTGACTATTTAATGTAGAAAATGTATTTGAACCTGAAATAGTAAGGTTGGAAATTCCAGTAGCACCACCTATGGTTAATGTTCCATAAGTTAACCCACCACCAGCAAATGTCCTAGTTGCTGTTGATGTGCTAGATAAAACAATAGTAGAAGAGGCACCGCTAAATGTAAGACCTGTGGTTGTAGCAAATGACCACATTGTTCCTGAGTTACTTAATGTAATTGTAGAAGTGCCAAGTGTTAAAGTTGCTGTTCCTGTTGCGCTATAAACAAAACTGGCGCAAGAAATATTGTAATTTCCAGTATTTAAACTACCATTGGTTAAGGTTATTGCTCCTGTTGTTGTTAAAGCACTTCCTAAAGTCCAACCACCTCCAACACCATTAAAAATAACTATTGCCAAAGATTTACCATTTGTAGTAATGGTTTTTCCTGTTGTAGTAGCCGCAAAAGTAACTGTGGCATTACTGGTAGACGCATTAAATGAACCGCCTGATGGAAAAGTTAAATTTCCATATACAGAATATGTTGATGCTGTTGTTCCTAAATTAATAGCTTGAGAAGCAGTAACAGTTAAGTTATTACAAACTGCTCCTGTGCAAAAAATTGTTCCTGTTCCTGAGTTTGTATCAATTACAGCATCATCGGAAGAAGTTGGAGGCCCTACTAATCCACCTACTCCCCCTGAAGTTAATGCCCAGTTAGTATTGCTAGACGTATTCCAGGTGCCTGTTCCACCAACCCAATAGTAAGTAGCCATTATTGCGCTACCTCAATTGGTGCATTAGGGTCGATAAAATCTGTGCCGTTCCATATCCAGCCTATTTGTGCGTCATTCCCATCTGCGTCAGGGGTAACGATAAGCTGGCAATCAGGATACGGACATGGGTCAGTTGGTTCAGCAATAATTATGTTAATTACTAAACCATCCGAGAGTTGGCAGACAGCGCAAGTAGTCATATTAAGCTTGTTGTGCTAAAGCAATTACGTCCCAAGTTGTGGAAGCCGTATTGTAAATACATCCAACATACAATATTTTATTGATTGTTGTTGAAGTTGGCAAGGTTGTTCCCACAATTCTGTAAATTGAGTTCCAAGATAAAGTTTGTGATGTGCCGTTATCCAAAATACGGATAATTAGTTTTTGAGCGTCCACTGGGCTGCCACTTGGCGCATTGATAGTAAGGCCAGTAGCCAACGCGGTAACTTCGTACTGGTCTGTTGTTCCGGCGTTTGGTGTGATGGATGACGCGCTGGTTGTTGAAGTAACCCTAGGTGCAACATAGGTGTTTGCGCCAGAGTAACCAGAATAACCAGAGTAGCCTGATATACCAGAACCGCTATAGCCAGAGATACCAGAACCGCTATAGCCCGATATTCCACTATAGCCAGAAATACCAGAACCGCTATAGCCAGAGATACCAGAATAGCCCGATATACCAGAACCACTGTAACCAGAAATACCGGAGCCACTATAGCCTGAGATACCACTATAGCCAGAAATACCACTGAATCCACTATAGCCAGAAATACCACTGAATCCACTATAGCCAGAAATACCACTGAATCCACTATAGCCAGAAATACCACTGAATCCACTGAATCCACTGAATCCACTATAGCCAGAAATACCAGAACCACTGTAGCCAGAAATACCACTAAATCCACTATATCCAGATACGCCGCTATATCCTGAAATTCCACTATAGCCTGATAATCCTAAACCACTATATCCAGAATATCCCGAAATACCCGAACCGCTGTAGCCAGATACACCCGAACCACTATAGCCAGATATACCACTATAGCCAGATATACCACTATAGCCAGATATACCACTATAGCCAGATATACCACTATAGCCAGATATACCACTATAGCCAGATATACCACTATAGCCAGATATA